TTCTGAGTGTGGCAACTTTCTCACTTTTTATGAGGACATTGATTTGTATCCATACTGCCCTTATTGCGGTGCAAAAATGGATAAGGAGTGTGAAGAGTAATGAGTAAATGGATAAGTGTCAAGGATAGATTGCCTATTGAGGACGGTGAAAAGTGATGGCATTCTCGGAAAAGCTAAAAGCGTTAAGACTTAAAAATGGATTAACGCAAGATGAGTTGGGTGAAAAGCTCTATTTGAGCAGAACAAGTATATCTTACTATGAGCAGGGAAAATTTGAGCCTAATATCGAAACCATAATAGCTGTAGCGGATTTATTTAACATCACAACAGATGAATTGTTGAGATGAGGTGTGAAAACAGTGACAAACTTTGAAAAAATCAAACAGATGTCAATTGATGAAATGGCTCGGAGTTGTATGAATTTTTTCGACTGCCCGTATGGAACTCCGTATGTCGGCTGTCCTATGGAAAAGCGATTCAATGGCAGCTGTATTGACTGTACAAAACATTGGCTTGAAAGTGAGGTAGAAGAATGAAAGATATTAAAAACATTACCGTTAATTACGATAACAATGAAAGCAAGACGATTACAAAGGGACTTGTTATTGATTTTGGTAAACTTGATAACGATGATGAGGGCGATGTTTGCTTTAATATGTGTAACATCAAAGGTAAGGATTTGTATTTGATTGTAAACGCTGTTATTGCGTTGGCACAGAAACTTGGTATGCTTGACGAGGAGGAGCGTGATGCGGATTGACGGTTAAAGATTATTTATATTCGGTCAGGGTTTCGGATAAGCTGATCAGAACGAAAGAACACGAGCTGTCGAAACTTAGGCTGAATATTGCACAGGTATCGGTTAAGCAAAACGAACCTGTTAAGACATCGGGAGTTAATGACCCTATGCGGATTGTTGACAGGATTGCAGACCTACAGGCTGAAATCAATCGGGAGATTGACAATCTTGTACGGTTGAAAACTGAAATTCGCAGTAAAATCAACGCACTTGATGATTACCGTTACATTGCGATTTTGACCGAGTATTACATAAATTGTCATCGGTGGGAAGATATTGCAGAGTGTATGGAAATGAGCGTAAGGCATACCCTGAGGTTGCACGGCGAAGCGTTACAGGCATTCCGAAAAAAGTTCGATTTTTCGTAAAATTATTTTAAAATGTCATTGAATGTCACCCTTACCCTGCGTATAATGGTATTATGAAAGTTTGACAAACAGGACATATGTGAAACTCTCCTAAGATAAAAATTGCACAGACCGCTCTCGTTTGAGGGCGGTTTTGTGTTGTGTGTGGTTATTTTATACAAATTATTACTTTCTTAATTGTGCGGTTTGCAGAAAAATGTAAAATTCGTTGAATTGTGTCAAATAATATGATAGATTAGTGGTATATAATAACTAAGGAGAGCTACATATGAGCGAAGAAAGTAAGGCAAAAACCTGTTTTGTTATAATGCCTATATCAGATCAGCCGAAATACCCTGCAGGTCATTTTGACAAAATATACGAACAGATAATTGTTCCTGCTGTCAAAGAAGCAGGATTTGAACCTATAAGAGCAGATAGCAATCAAATATGTGATTCGATAATGCAAAAAATTTTGAAAAATTTAGTTGAATGTGATATGGCAATTTGCGATTTAAGTTCAAGAAATCCGAATGTTATGTATGAATTAGGAATTCGACAAGCCTATGGTAAAAAAGTAGTTTTGATACAGGACGATGCTACTGATAAAATTTTTGATGTAGCAGGAATAAATACTGTTTTTTATAAGAGAGATAGGTTGTATGAAAATGTTATTAAGGCAAAAGATGATATTGCTAATGCGATAAAGGAAACTTATGAAAATGGTTCATTTTCGTTAATGAGTATAGCAAATTTAGAAAATGCAACTGTAGATAATTCCAAAGTTGATGAGGTCGTTTTCGATAGATTTATGATGAAATCAATATATTCAAAGTTAGATGCTATTGAAGATTCAATAAGAATGTTTTCTAATACGCCAAATGTTAGTGACGAATTAAATGTTGACCTTAATAATCGTGAATTTGCAAGCTTGCTTATGGAATGTCGATATGCATTGAGAAACAATCCCAATAATCTTGATTTACTTATTTCCTGTTATCAAAAATTGTTGAGAGTTAATAGTTTATTGATTAACAATAAGGACAATAAATTACTTACGCCTAAAGACTGTTTGATATTAAGAAATACACTGGCAGAATTGAATGACAGAATTAATGATTTAACGCTTAATACTGATTAATTGAGAGTGCATTTAGTACTCTCTTTTCTTTTGCTTATTTTTAGAATTTTCAGACAAAGAGAGGTGATACCGTGAAAGACAAATTAAATGCAAGGCAGAGAAAGTTTGCGGAATATTATGCGCAGAGCGGTAACACCGTTCAGAGTGCGATACAGGCAGGATATTCAGAAAATTACGCAAACGCAAGAGCGTATGAATTGTTGGAGAAAGTTGGAGTTTCAAAATACATCAAGGAGCTTTCCGATAAGCTCAAGGACGAGCGCATTATGAGTGCAAAGGACAGACAGGTTGCTTTGTCTGACATTGCAAGGAATGACGGGCAGGACACCTCCGACAGAATCAGGGCGATTGACACGCTCAACAAGATGACGGGCGAATACACCGTTAAGGTTGACGCAAAGGTTGAGCAGTCCGAAAAGCTATCCGATGTGTTCAGACAGTTGGGTGGTGAGGGACTGAGTGAGTAACAAATTCCCGTTGTCACAAAAGTATATCGACTTTATCAACACAACAAATGTGTCGGCTGAATTTCTTGAAGGAACTACAGCGTCTGGAAAAACTACCGTCGGAGCAGGCGTTAAGTTTATGCGAATGGTGTCGCAAAGTAAAAAGAAGATACACGCCATTGCCGCCAAAACTACGGGCAAGGCTGAGGAAACTATAATTCAACAGGACAACGGTATTCTCGACTTGCACCGCAACGCTGTCTATTGTGGTAACGGCGACAAGGATTACAAGCTGCCACATATCAAGTTTGAGGACAAAATTATCTATATTCTCGGTTACAGCAGTCGGGATAAGTGGGAAATGGTTCTCGGTGCGCAGTTTGGGTGCGTTTATATTGACGAAATCAACACCGCCGATATCGAGTTTATCCGAGAGATGTCAACCCGTAATGACTATATGCTTGCAACGCTGAATCCCGATGATCCGAGCCTGCCTGTGTATAAGGAGTTTGTCAACCGCTCCCGTCCTTTTAAAAAATATGAAAACGATGTTCCTCCCGAGATTACGGCGGAGCTTACCGAAGAACCTGTACCGAATTGGCGGTATTGGTTCTTTTCTTTTGCCGACAATTTAAGTCTTACACCCGAACAGATTGAAAAGAAAAAGAACTCTGCACCGAAAGGTACAAAGCTCTATAAAAATAAAATTTTAGGTTTGCGAGGCAGAGCAACAGGCCTTGTGTTCCCGAATTTTGAGAGGGCAAGACATATCAAATCAAAAGAGTGGGCAGGAAAGTTTTTGAACTGTAACCGCAAGTCGGAACACTTTGTTCAGTTCACCGCAGGTCTTGATACCGCCTATTCGCAGAAGTCGCCTGACACTATCGCAATGACATTTTACGGCATTACCAATCACGGCAAGTGTGTTCAGCTTGATGAAAGAGTTTATAACAACGCTGAAATGCAAACACCTATTGCCCCGAGTGACACGGTGAAGAATTTTATTGATTTTCTTGACCGCAACCGTGATGAATGGGGCTTTGCACGCACGGCTTTTATTGACAGCGCCGACCAAGCGACTATTACCGAATTTCAAAAGTATAAGCGACAGCACGGCTGTGTCTATGACTTTGCAAATGCATGGAAGAAAACGAAGATTATCGACCGAATCAATCTTGTACTCGGCTGGCTTGCCACCGACTGTTATTTTGTGCTTGAACATTGTAAAAACACGATTGCCGAGTTCGAAATTTACAGCTGGCGAGAGGATAAAGACAACACACCCGAGGACGGTCACGACCATTGCATTAACAGCGGTCAATATGCGTGGCTGCCGTTTAAAAATATTATTGGAAGTGAAATAAATGGGGCTGATTAACAGAATGGCTGAATCTATCAGATCGGGAATTAAAAACTTTTTGCAGATTACTCCTGCAAGCGACAAAACAATTACCGTTACCGAAACAAGCAATCATCTGACCGAGTGCTTTATCAATCGCATTTGGTATTGGGGCAACAGCAGACAGCTTGCGGAGCTGTACAAGCAGATTGATACAAACAAAACTATGTTTTGGGCGGCAAAAAGCACAAAGGGGCTTGAAATCCGTAAAATACACACGGGCTTGCCGTCACTCATCTGCGAAACGCTTGTGAATATCGTAATTGCCGACTACAACGGCACAGATGTTACAAGTAAAAATTCAACCGCTTATGCAGAGCGTTGGGAAGACATTGAAAAGCAGAACAAGCTATCCGACACGGTTAAGCAAATGCTCCGTGACCTATGTGTTGTCGGTGACGGTGCTTTTAAGGTCAGCTTTGACACGGCTGTATCAGATGTTCCGATTGTTGAATGGTATCCTGCCGAAAACATCGACTTTACATATGTGCGCGGCAGAATCCGAGAGGTTAAGTTTTACACCGATTACACGCAAAAACACCGCCGTTACCGTTTTGAAGAAACATACGGTTACGGCTATATTCACTATGCTTTGTATGATGACAACGGCAAAGAGATTGACCTGCACACGGTTGACGCTCTTTCGTGGATTGATTCAAAGGGTGTTACATTTGACGAATCATATATGTGGGCTGTACCTGTCCTTTACGGCAAATCGTGCCACAAGGGCAGAGGTGCGGGCATTATCGGCATAAAAACAGACGCTTTCGACAGCCTTGATGAAGTGTGGTCACAGTGGATGGACGCACTCAGAGCCTGCCGAACAAAGCAGTATGTGCCTGGTTGCCTTGTTCCGAGAAATCCCGAAACCTGTCAGCCGATATCGCCAAATCCGTTTGACAACCGATTTATCACCGTGGGCAACGATATGTCTGAAAACGGCAACGGCAACAGGATTTACACCGAAAGTCCGCAGATTCAGCACGAAAGTTATTTGAGTTCATACATTACTGCCCTCGACCTCTGCTTACAGGGCATTATATCGCCGTCAACTCTCGGCATTGATACGAAGAAGCTTGATAATGCAGATGCTCAGCGTGAAAAGGAAAAGACAACCCTTTACACAAGGCAGAACCTTGTGAAAATTACGCAGAACGCACTTCAAAGCCTTGTTGCAGTTGTACTCAATGCAGACGGTGAACTTAACGGCAAGGGTATTGTTGAGGGCTTGGAAGTATCCGTAAACTTCGGCGAATATGCAAATCCGAGCTTTGAAAGTCAGGTTGAAACTGTGTCAAAAGCAAGACAGGGCGGTTTGATGTCAGTTGAAACCTCGGTTGACGAGCTTTACGGCGACAGCAAGTCGGAGGATTGGAAAGCCGAAGAGGTGCAGAGAATTAAGGAAGAGCAGGGCATTGCAGGCGAAGAAGAAAAATCGGAGCTTGACGATGTGGACCTTACCGACACGGGCAATGAACCCGATAAACCCGAAGATATCGCAAATCAGGACGATGACAGCAAATGAGTAAGCAATGAGTGATTACAACATTAAAGAGGCTTTTGAGAGAATTGAAAACGAGCTTATCGACAGCATGATGCGCAATTTCAGCCGTCACAGAGCCGAAGAAACCAAAGAGGGTTACAACTGGACACAATGGCAGGCTGAACAGCTCAAAAGTCTTGAAGAGTACCGTAAGCACAACGCAAAGAAATTCGGCAAGCGTTTCAAAACCATTAACGGCAAGGTTGAAGAGATGATTCGCACCGCCAAAGCTGACGGAAATGCAAGTCAGGAGGCAGAAATTCTTGAAGCTGTCAAGGACGGTTTCAAAGCCCCGAAAAAGCCGTCAGCACACAGCACAGCCGAGTTTTTTAAGGTGAATGACCGTAAACTTGACGCACTCATAAAATCGACCACAGACGATTTAAAGAGGGCAGAAACGGCAGTTTTGCGTATGAGCAACGACAAGTACCGCAAGGCGATTTTTAACGCACAGGTTGCAATGAACACGGGTGCGGTTACATACGAAAAAGCCGTTGATATGGCGTGTAAAGATATGCTCAACGCAGGTCTTAATTGTGTGGAATACAAAAATGGTGCAAGGCACACGCTCTCGGATTATGCGGATATGGCGGTTAAAACAGCCAACAAAAGAGCCTATCTGCGTGGCGAGGGCGAAAAGCGAGCCGAATGGGGAGTATCCCTCGTTGTTGTGAACTCAAGACAGGGCGGTTGCCCCGATTGTGCAAAATATATCGGCAAGGTGTTTATTGACGATGTTTATTCAAACGGCAAAAAGTCAGACGGAAACTATCCGCTTCTCTCAACCGCAATCAAGAACGGTTTGTTTCATCCGAGATGTAAGGACAGCACAAGTACATATTATCCCGAACTTGATGATTTGGACGCACCGTTGTCTGAAGATGAAATCAAAGAGCTTGACCGTCAGCGAGGAATTGAGGAAAAACAGCAGTATGCACAGCGACAGGCAGAACGCTTTGACCGTCGTGCCGAATACAGCCTTGATGAGGACAATAAACGCATTGCCCAAACCCGAGCCGATGAGTGGCACGATAGGGCGAATACGCTTGAAGAAAAGACAAAGCAATTCTCACTAAACACCAATGAACAGAAATATTACAGACCTGTTTTTGAAGAAGATATATCAAAAACTTTTGAACGCAAAATTGAGGGCGAAACAATTACAATTGATACCCACAAGGCAAATACATTGTGTGATAATGTTTATATTTCAGATAAGGTAAAGCTAAAACGAAAAGAACTTCATAATTTTGATATGCAAGTGAGAAAAGCGTTTGATATGCTAGGAGAGGTTGAAACAAGCGGAAAGCCTGAAATTTGTATTGTCACTCCCGAAGAAATGCGAGTAAATGCTATTGCTTCATATATGCCAATGCAGAATGTTCTAAATGTCAATTCAGCATACTTTTCAACAAGTGATTTGTCAGGCTTACAAGAAAACTTGGCTTGTCCGCAAGACGGATTGAGTACAATTCTTCACGAACTGATTCATTGGCAAGACGCTAAAAATTACAGAGCAAAATTCGGAAGTATTAACGATTATTTTGAATATTGCGATTACCTTAATAAAATTTATGCTCCAAAGGTTGAAAAATTGATAAATAACGGTTATAATATAGAGGATATAAGTGAGTATGCTTTTGAATGCTTAAAAGATAAAGCTATGGATGAAGTGTATAACGAGTACAGAGTCAGCAAACTTTTAGGGTGATGATGGTATGAGATTGATACAAACTGAAGAACAAAAATCTCTATGGAATGCGTTTAAGCCGTACCTTGTAACAAATGGTTTAAATGTCACTTTGCGTGAAGATGCTCCACAAGAAGCTAAAGATGCTGAAGCACTTTACAGTAAGCTTAGAGAGAAACAAAAAATGCAATATCTAAAAGATAGTGGCATAATCTAACCGCTCCGTAAAAAGGGCGGTTTTGTTATATGCAATTCACAAAAACAGCATAAAATTACGAATTGAGCATTTTATAATCGACAGCAATGTTGATTATAGGGTGCTTTTTGCATTTAAACCCGTCGATTTCGACCGGTTTAGAAAGGTGGTGACAGAATGAAAATCAGAGTAACAACAGCATTTAATGACAGGCAGAACGGTTATGTAACCCGACCTGTGAATGAAGTTTTTGAATGTTCCGAGCAGAGAGCAAAGGAACTCATTGACGGTGGTTTTGCAGAAGAGGTCAAGCCTGACGCTCCCAAAAAGCCGAGAGCCAAAGCAGTTAAAACAGAAAAAACAGAAAAAGCGGATTAAGCACTTTACGAATATGTAAGGTGCTTTTTTATTGTCCGAAGACATTAAACTACGGGAGACACCGTGCAAAACTGAAACAGAGAGACACTCTATGAACTGATTACGGGAGACACCCGAAAAACTGAAAGGATATGAAAAAATGGCAGAACCAAATCCAACACCAACCCCCAATGAACCGACACCTGCACCGCAGGGAACACCGCAGGGAAACGCTCCTGCCTTTGATTACGACAAGCTCGCAAGCCTTATTACAGGCAAACAGAGCGTGACAGAGGACACCGTTTTGAAGTCATATTTTAAGGAACAGGGATTGTCAGCCGATGAGATGAAAGAGGCTATCGGTGCTTTTAAAAAGCAGAAAGCCGAGAACACTCCCGACTTTGCAAAAATGCAGTCGGAAGTTGAATCTGCAAACAACGCAAAGCTCACGGCAGAAGTCAACCAATCGGCAACCCTCGAAGCCGTAAAACAGGGCGTTGACATTGCAACCGTTCCGTATGTGCTTAAAATTGCAGACTTTTCAAAGGCTGTGACAGACGGCAAGGTCAATGCGGAAAAGCTGACAGAGGCTGTTAAAAAGGTGCTTGACGATATCCCCGCACTCAAGGGCAAACCTGCCGAGAACGGCACAGGAGTTAAGAAAATCGGCGGTGACGGCAACGGTACATCGGACGGTACAAAACCAAAGGCAAATGTTCCTACCAAAAAATGGAACAGATTTAATATTTAACCAAAGAAAGGATTGAAAAAATCATGGCAAACACAAATAACTATGCCGAGCAGTTCAGCCCTGATCTGCTCGAAATTCTTGTTCAGGGCACACTTACATCACCATTCATCACTTCAAATGTAAAGTGGGTTGGCGCAAGAACTTTCCACTTCACACAGATGAGCACATCAGGCTTTAAGAACCACAATCGCAACGGCGGTTGGAACAAAGGCAAATATACACAGACAGATGTTCCTTTCACTTGCGAGCACGACAGAGATATTGAGTTCCTTGTGGATAAGGCAGATGTTGATGAAACTAACGCAACCGCAAAGGTTGAGAATATTTCAAAGGTGTTTGAGCAGACACAGGTTGCTCCCGAAACAGACGCACTTTTCTTCTCAAAGGTTGCAGCAAAGGCTCAGGCAACAGACGGCTACCATTCTTCAACAAAGACATCGGAGTGGACTAAGGAGAACGCTTATTCAAAGCTCAAAACAATTCTTTCTGCCGGCAAGCTCCGCAGATACAAGGCAAGAGGCACACTTGTTGCCTATGTGACATCTCACATTATGGACTGCCTTGAACAGTCAACAGAGTTCACTCGTAAGATTGAGCTTACACAGATTGCAGAGGGCGGTATCGGCATTGAAACAAGAGTGACCGAGATTGACGGTTGCCCTATCATCGAGGTTATTGACGATGAGCGTTTCTACGATAACTTCAACTTTAACCCCGATGACGGCGGTTTTGAGCCTGCAACAGGCGCTCACAAAATCAATGTTCTTGTTGCTTGCGGTGAAACCTGCAAGACTGTTCCGAAGATTTCAAGCATTTACTTCTTTGCTCCCGGCTCACACACAGAGGGTGACGGCTGGCTCTATCAGAACCGTTCACTTTCCGACACATTCGTATTCCCGAACGGCAAGGACGGCAAAATTGACAGCATTTATGCCGATGTTGACACAACGGCGGTTGCGTAATGTATGCCGATTACATTGAACATCAGGGTGGAGATGAAAACAGTATTATCTCTGCCGAACACATTGATGTTCTGACTTTTAACCGCATTGATTTTGAAAAACTTTCGGAAATGCAGAAGAGAATCATCGGCAGAGTGCATAGCAGACTTACTGCTTTTGAAGAAGAAAATGCCGATATGATTTCTTCCTACCTGAAAAGCTATTCAATCAACGGCACATCAATGGAATTTGGCGTAAGCTGGAACTTAATGTGTATCAGCGGAGTGGCAATTCCTGCCGACCTCTATGCGTTGCTAAAATCAACAGGACTTTGTTATCCTGCAATCTGAAAGGTGCGTGAAAACCGTGAAATTTCCGTCACTTGTAAAAAAGCAGTTCTGCAAAACTCCTGTCGAGGTCACAATCTACGGTGAGGGTGTTACCGAAGACGGAGCACCCCTGACCGTGTTTGAATGCAAAAATCTGTATCCCTCCGACAGCTTGTACCCGTCAGCAACCCTGCACGGTGGCTCTGCCTTGTGTAATATGCAGTCAAAGGCAAAGACGGTCTATACCAAAGAGCAGAAAATTGTTCAGGTGTCGGCTGTCTTGCTTTTTGACGGCGACATTGCTCCCGACAGCCCCACTTTAAGCGGTGGCTTTGTAATCCTTGACGGCGTAAAACGAAACATCGTACAGGGTACAAAACACCGCAACCCCGACGGCAAAGTTAATTTTACGGAATTGGATGTGATTTAATGGGATTTTCGGTATCATCAAAAATCAAACTCAATATGCCTGTTGTAAAACAGCTTGATAGGGCAAAGCAACAGGCTCTTGAACAGACAGGTGACGCACTTCTTACACGGGTGAAAAACAAGCAGGTAATGCCGTTTGATACAAGCATACTTCAAGACGATAGTACCGCTGTTGATTATTCACAAAGTGCAAAGGGGATAGTTAAAATTGTGTCAGATACTCCGTATGCAAGACGGTTGTATTTTCATCCCGAGTATAATTTCAGCCGTAAGGAAAACATTGCCGCCGGCGGTAAATGGTTCTCACCGTGGCTTGAGGGCGGTACACGGCAGAATTTTTGCAGTCAAACATTCACTAAAATATATAGGAGAAATACAGGACTTTGATTTACTTATCGGACATCAGAGATTGGCTCAAAAGCGTTACCTCAGCCGAGCATTATTACATCGGCAAGCTTGACAACAAGCAGGACAGGTCCATCGGTGTGTATTCATTAAAGCAGTCGGGAACACCCACAAGGGCAATCGGCGGTGAAAGCACCTACGATACAATAAGCGTGTCTTTGCTTATCCATTACACCGACAACGCAAGAGAAGCCGAGGAGTTTGCACGCAGACTTTACGAAACGCTTTACGGCATTAAAAATGTTGAAATTAAGGAACACAAAATCTATATAATCGAACTGCTCACGGAAGAACCCGTTGATGTGGGAACAGACGACAAGGGTGTGTATGAGCAGGTCATTGAAGTTAAATTTTATTACGAAAGGAAGTAATTTTATGGCAAAAGTTGAATCGGGAGTATTCCCGTGCTATGAAAATCAGTTTGCGGTTGGCAAGGCAGGAACAGAATCCGCCACGACAAATATTGCTAACTGCGAAGAATTTTCTGTTGCATTTGACAACGGTGTCGAGGAATGGACAGCCTTTGAAAACGAGGGCTGGAAGTCAAGGCTTATGACAGCAAAGTCAATCACAATTTCGGTAAAGGGCAAGCGTACAATCGGTGACGCAGGCAATGACCAGATTGCCGCCCTTGCATTTGAAAACGGCAGAAAGACAGAAGTTTCGTTTATGTGGACCTTCCCCAACGGTGCAACCGTCCTCTTTAAAAATGCAGTTGTATCCGTTACATCAAACGGTGCAGGCGCAAGCACGGGTGTTGCTCCGCTTGAATTTGAAGTTATGTCAAACGGTAAACCCGTATATACAGCAGCCGCTTAAAAAACGAAAGGAATGAACGATTATGTCAAAGTTAATTGATATTACAGACAAACTTAATTTTGAGGAAAAGCCGAGTGTCAGAGTTAAAAATGTTGACCTTGCAATCAACAATGACGCAGTTTCAATGCTCAAAGTTGCGGCACTTTTTGAGGACGGCAACGGTAAAAGTAAAGATGTTATCGAAATGTATCATCTTCTTTTTGATGAATCCGAGAGAGAAAAGATTGAAAAGTTAAAGCTGAATATGCACGATTTCAACGCCCTTATCAGCGAATCTGCCAAAATTGCAACAGGCGATTTGACTGACGAGGGGGAAGCTCAGACCCCGGCTACGATCTGATTGATGACTTTGATTTAATCGTGTCGAGCTTTCGCTCGGAGTACGGGGTCAGCATTTATTCAAAGGATTTTGCTAAAATGAGTTGGAATGAGTTCTGCTCACTTCTGCAAGGCTTAGGACCCGAAACACCGCTTGCAAGAACGGTTCAAATTCGCCTTGAAACCGACAAAGAGGTCTTGAAAAACTTTACTTCGTCACAGCATAAAATCCGCAACAAATGGCGGTCAAGGAATGTAAAGCACTGTTCAGACGAAGATATGAACACCGTTCTTGCAGAATTTCAAAACTTTTTTGCAAGCTTGTAAAAAAACAACCACTCCAAACAGGGTGGCTGTTCTTTTGCAAAATTTTTAAGCGTACATCATAGCGGTGTGCGCTGTTTTTATGCCTGTTTTTAAAGAATCTAAAATGAAAGGAAGTGGTGAATACGGCGACAAAGGCGGGTGAAATTGAACTTGATGTCAGGCTGACAGGTGATGATATTTCAAAAACATTGCATAAGATTTCCGATTCAATTACCAAAAAGTTTGATTCGGCATTTTCAAGTCTTTCAAAAGATTTTGAAAATGTAAGCACGGATATGAAACAGTCCTTTTCAAAGGTTGCGGAGGGCGTTTCTCAGAAAACCGAGAAAGAGTTTTCAAACATCAAAGGCAGCGGTGAGCAGTTAAGCAATTCGGTTTCATCTTCGTTTAAGAAAATCGGTACGGCTGTGGTTGCCGCCTTTTCCGTTGCTAAAATCAAGGAGTTCGGTCAGCAGTGCATTGAATCGGCTGCGGAAGTCAATGCGGCAAATTCGCAGTTTGAGCAGACATTCGGTACAATGCAGTCGCAGGCAGAATCAGCCATTCAGAGTGTTGCCAATCAGAGCGGTATTCTTGAAACCCGATTGCAGGGCGTCGGCACAAGCATTTATGCCTTTGCAAAAACTACTGGAATGGACAGTTCAAGTGCTTTGGGTATGATGCAGGAGGCTTTGCAGGTAACAGCCGACAGTGCCGCATATTATGACCGTTCGCTTGAAGACACCGCAGAAAGCCTGAAATCGTTTCTCAAAGGCAACTTTGAAAATGATGCCGCACTCGGTTTGTCCTGTACTGAAACCACACGAAATGCGGCGGCTAATAAGTTGTATGGCAAGTCATTTATGGATTTGTCGGAATCGCAGAAACAGCTCACGCTTTTGCAAATGGTTAAGGACGCTAATCAGCTTTCGGGTGCTATGGGACAGGCAAGCCGTGAAGCAGACGGTTGGGAGAATGTAACAGGCAACCTCAGAGAAAGTTGGAAACAGCTCCTTGCCGTAGTCGGTCAGCCTATTCTTCAGGTGGCAACTCAGGTTGTAAAGCGGTTGAGTTCCGCACTTGCAACTTTAACGGAATATGCCAAAGGTGCGGTTGAATCGCTTTCAAAGGTCTTCGGCTGGGATACAGGCAACAACACCGCAAGCAATATCAAATCTGCGTCCGATTCTGCCAAAAGCCTTACGGATACGGCAGATGACAGTTCAAAGTCACTTGATAATGTTCAGAAAAGTTCCGAAAAAGCAAAGAGAAGTGTTGCGGGCTTTGATAAGCTGAATGTGCTTTCAAGCTCTGACAGCTCATCTTCAAAGTCAGACACCTCCTCATCAAAAAGCTCTTCAGGCGGTTCATCAGGCGGAGCTGTTGCAAAGAATGTTGTCAAGGACACAAGCAAAAATCTTTCGGGGGCATTCAAAAATCTATACGAAAAAAGCGGATTCAAAGGCTTTGTCGAGAATGTACAGAAAGGTATTAACAAGGTTGATTGGTCAGCTATAGGCAAGAACTGCAAAACCATTTTTGATAATGCTGTTCCCATAGTTCAAAAGGCATTCGGCACAATGCAAAAGGTCGGTTCCGCAAAACTCGGGGCAATTGGCTCCGCATTCGGAGCGGTTGCGACAATCGGCGGAAAGTCGTTTCAGACCATTTCAGGCGGTGTTGCTAAGTGGATCTCAAAAGACAGGGAAAAGATTATCGGCTTTATCGATACCATAGGCAACAATCTTACAAACGGCTATAACAACCTTTCAATCTTTTTTGATAATTTCGGTACACTTGCAGGCAATGCAATTGACAATGTTCGCCCTCAAATGGAAGAATCAATTTCCAATCTTTTAAGCGATCTTACAACCTTTGCGGGCTCAGTCGGCGAAGTTGTTTCGGGTGCGTTTTCAACTGCAACCGAAAGCCTTGTTGAATGGACTGAAAATGACGGTGCAACAATCACAGAATTTCTTGAAAATTTACAATTGCAGTTTGCAGATGTGTTTAACTTTATCGGTCAAATTTTCGGAGATATCGGAACAATTATCAGTAATTGGTGGAACGGCAACGGACAGCAGATTTTTCAGAATGTCTGCAATATGTTTACCAATATCGGCACAACCCTGATGAATGTTTACAATCAATGGATTAAGCCTGCGTGGGATTTTATCGTAGCAATCGTAAAATCAGCTTGGGAAAACTGGCTGAAGCCTGTTTTTGAGGGTGCAATAAACTTCTTCGGCAAGGTTGCAGACTGTGTTTCAACCGTGTGGAATAACTTCCTGTCACCGTTTGTAAACTGGCTTGTCAGTTTTTGGGGACCTATATTTCAGAATGTTTTCAATGCCGTAAAAAGGGTGTTTGATAATGTGTTTACATTTATCGGTGGGTTGGTTACCTCTATACAGAAAACATTCGGCGGTCTAATTGACTTCATTACAGGTGTTTTCTCAGGCGATTGGAACAAAGCATGGCAGGGTATCTATGACTTCTTCAAAGGCATTTGGGACGGCATTTGTGCCGTGTTTAAGTTTATTATAAACGCTATCATTGACGGCATAAATGCGTTGTGGACGGGCATTTATAACTTTGTTTCTGGCGTTGTTAATTCAATCGGCGGAATTGCGGGTGTTATCGGCGCGGCATTTGGACAGGATTGGAGCTTTTCAATGCCTGAAAATCCGCCTCTTATTCCGAGATTTGAAGAACCCACGGAATCACCGGCACGAAAATTTGCAAAAGGCGGTATTGTTAAGGCTCCGACACTTGCGGTTGTCGGCGATAACGCAGGCGCTAACAGCGGTAACCCTGAGGTTATTTCCCCTCTTAACAAGTTACAGGGTATGCTCGACAATTCGGGCGGTCAGGATACAGTGATTCTCACACAAATTCTTGACCTGCTTAAACACATTTATGAAATGTTCATTATCTTTCGCAATAACGGCGGCAACACTTATTCGTTTACTGCCGAGCTTGAGGGTTCAACGCTTTTTGAAGAAATGATAAGACAGGATGAGCTTTACAGACGCAGACACAACGGTAAATCCGCATTCGCATAAAGGGGGAAATGATATGTCAAATTATAACGGCTATTTGCTTAAATTCGGCAACAACATAATGCCGAATAAGTACATTACCGCATTTTCGTCAACTCCGAATCAGCGACTTGAAACTTCTGCGGAACGAGATCAGAACGGTACGCTTCAAAGGGCAACGCTGCCAAATTACAAAACAAAAATTTCGTTTTCAACTCACATTCTTCATCTTGACGAAAAGATTGATTTTCAGTCGATTATCAACCTCTCAATGGCGAATAAGTTACAGAGAAAGTGCAGGGTAACTTATTGGAACGATGAAACGAACAGCTATTACACCTCTTATTTTTATATTCCCGATATTGAATATACCGTAATGAATGCCGAAAAAAGTGATATAACCTATCAGCCGATTACGGTTGAGCTGATTGAGTATTAAGGGGTGATTCTTAAAAATGCTTGTATCTAAAGAAATTGCTGATAAGCTGAAAACAAACACACTTTACAACACCGTTGCCCTGCATTCTCCTGACGGCAGTTTTGAGGATATAACCGGCGAAAGTATCGTGCTTGACAGTTTTTCGCTTGAAAATGAAATCGTTGAAAAAGAATTGAAATTCGGCGGTTGCATAGCCTCTGAAATGAGCGTGAAACTCATTGATTATGATTGCTCGGCTTTGATAGGAAAGACGGTACAGGTCATCATAACGGCAACATATCTTGAACCGGAGCTGTATCCGTCAGATGATTTGTACCCGTCAAATGCTCTTATTTGTCCTGCCGAAACAGGAACGGTTGAATGTCCTGTTTTCTACGGTAAAATTCAGTCGGCTCAAAGAGATAAAAAACAGCGTAACATCGTCAAAATCACAGCCTATGACGCTTTTTATGATATGTCAAAGGTGGATATGTCTTTGTGGTTTGCAGGCAAAGAGAACGAGGACGGCAGTTTTGCTTATGGTTATGCGCACTATCAAAAAGACGATAATTTTAAGAGCTTTTATTCAATAATCGCAGAATTTGCCAAAGATTATGCAATTACAGGGGTTTCACCGCCGAGCTTATCTGTTTTTAGTGTACCGCTGAAATTTGACGATACCTGCGTGGAAAAGGTTATAAAGGACATTACCTTGTCAGATTTAATCCAAGCTTATGCAGAGTTAACTTTGAGCTTTGCCGTTATAGATGCCGACGGAAAAATGCGTTTTAAAAGGCTGTATTCTCAATCTTCCGTTGAAACAATCGATTCGTACAAAGATTTATCCTTTGAAGATTACGAACTTGAGCCTATCCGTATGTACAGTGCTAAATTTGCTGATAAAAAAGCGTTTTTGTATGGCAACAGTAACGATTTTTCTTGGTATGTTTCCGATAACATTTTGATGAGGTGCAGAACAACAGCAAGTGATATCGGCACAAAATATAATTCTGTTAATTTTTTTGGTGATGTATATAAATACCGCCCGACAAAAATTAAGCTGTTTTCGTATTGGTGGCTTGAGGCAGGCGATAAGTACACAATTAAAACTCCGTTTGAAGATTTGCCGACAATCGAAACATTTGTGTTCAATAAGAAAATGGACGGATTTATAACTGCCCTCACATCAAAGGGCGAAAAACGATTAGGAAAGGAAGTAAAAGAAAATGAACAAATACAATAAAATTGTCTTTGTGAACGGCTCTGCTCCGCCCCTCAATGCCGACAACCTCAACCATATGGACGAGGGGATTGAACGGGCAACAGACGGGGCAATTGCACTTGAAACCGAAATAGCCACGGCAAGAGGTGGTTCTAATTCACTTGGGGCAAGGCTTGATACAGTCGACACAAATCTTGCAAAAAAAGCTGATAAAGCCAATACTCTCGCAGGGTACGGCATTTCAGACGCATATACACGAGAAGGAACAGATAAAAAACTTGCCCGAAAGCTCGATTCAATGCCGTTCGACAGCGAACCAAAAAATAACAGCCCGTGTTATCTCACAAGCGGAGCGGTTTACAGCGCTCTACTTGTTAAAGCCGATAAAACCGCCTTGGCAACTAAATACGATTCGTCAAATATTGAAAGTGGTACATCAACACTCACACCGTATTCAACCGTCACCGATAAAATCAAAAGTGCAAACTGTACATATAAGACGATTGGTGACATCGTAATCGTCAGTGCAACGGTCAAAATGAACGCAGTATCTCTTGGCGGCAATAGCATGTGTCCGCTGATTGATTTGCCGTACAAATGTATTTCCGAGGACAATGTTTTTTGTGTCGGTATTTCAAACCTTGGCAAGCTCTTTAAATTTGCCATTCCGAAAAATAACACTTGGCTACAGTTTTCGACTCAGGATAAGACGGCTTACACATTTGCAGACGGCGAGCAAATTAATGTGATTTGCTTGTACAAAATTAAATAACGGAGGTAAAAATAATGGAACTTAAAGAAAAAATCACACTCGATATGCTCACAAAGGACAGCGTTTCGGTACTCAGACAGCAGTTTTTGACCTTTAACGGTGAAGAAATGCAGGTAGGCGGTAACATCCGCAATGCATACATGAACAGCAAATCGGGCAGAGAACAGCTTAAAACGGTGCTGTCAGACGAATATTACAATGCCGTTATGGCAGTTTGGGGTGATAATCCAACCGTTGACGAGCCGATAGAAAGCGAGGTGTAAACAATGAAAGAAAACATTTTACAGGCATTATTTGCCACGGTATGCGGTGCTATTGTCGCATATCTTAACATCTTGCTTGTGCCGTTTGCGGTGATGATTGCGGTAATGATTATCGACTATATCACAGGAATGGCGCAGGCATACATCAGTCACACGCTTAACAGCCGTGTCGGTGTAACAGGCATTATCAAAAAGGTAGGCTATATCGTAGCTGTAGCGGTCGGAATTGTTGCAGATTATCTCATCAGCTCGGCACTTGTCAACTGCGGAATCGACCTGCGGATTAACTACTGTATCGGCATGATTGTGACGATTTGGTTTATCATCAACGAATTAATTTCAATCCTTGAAAACCTTTCGGAAATCGGAATCCCATTGCCGAAGTTTTTAGTATCAATCGTTAAAAGATTAAAGACAACAGTCGAAGTAAAAACAGATGAAAGCGAGGAATAGTTATGACAAATGCAAATTTTATTAAGTTTGCAACATCTGAGGTAAACAAGTATGTGTTAAATCACATAGATAAGTCAGATGATACACCTGATTTTGACACTTTTGTAGTGTGGTCGTGTAAGACTTTGCAAAACCACAAATGCCTTATCAGCACAACATTACACGACGGTATGTACTACGAATGTACATACAACGGCGATAAAAACGAAATGTATCTTGACGCATACAAAAAGTTTGAAAACAAAAAAATTATTTGCGAAAGCGAGGAATAATTATGAGTAATTCAAAACTTGTTAATTACACAAAATTAAGCCCAAACCACAGCGGTAAACGCACACACAGTATTGACCGCATTACTCCGCATTGCGTTGTAGGTCAGTGTAGCGTTGAAACACTCGGAAACATTTTTCAGAACACAGCTTGTGAGGCAAGCTGTAACTACGGAATCGGCTATGACGGCAGAGTGTTGCTTTGTGTTGATGAAGGGAATCGTTCTTGGTGCAGTTCATCAAACGCAAATGACCAGCGTGCAGTCACAATCGAATGTGCAAGCGACACGGTAGCTCCGTACACCATGAACAGCAAGGTGTATAACAAACTCGTTGCACTCTGCGTTGACATCTGCAAGCGTAACGGCAAGACTAAACTGCTTTGGTTCGGTAATGAGGACAAGACGCTAAATTATTCGCCAAAATCAGGTGAAATGGTCTTGACTGTACATAGGTGGTTTGCAAATAAATCCTGCCCGGGCGACTGGCTCTATAACAGGCTTGGCAATCTTGCAGACGAAGTAACTGCACATCTCGGCGGTAAAACATCAAATAAGGAGAATGAGGAAATGATTAAATACGGTTCACATAATACGGCAACACTTGCATTCAAGAAACAGTTGATTACACTCTACAATATGGGTATCATCAAGACGAAAGTCGATAATTCAAATGGTTTCGGTGACGGCACTCTGAAAGCTGTTAAAGAAGCACAGAGAGCAGGTAAGGTCACAGTTGATGGTATTGTCGGCGAAAAGACA